CCCTTCACGAACTTGACCGAGAAACAGGTCAGTGTCGCCCCCGGTGTTCACGCAGGCGGGTGTGTCGTACGCAGCGGCGGCCAGAAACGGTACGTCGTTGCACTTCAGCAAGGCGGCTCTGCCTTCAACAGCTACTAAGGAAACATCATGACTGTCAGACTCTCTACCGGATTGCGCAACAATCTCGCCAGCACAACTGGATTCTCCAGCACGTTCGCTAACGGCATCATCGAAATCTACAGCGGTACCCAGCCCGCCAGCGCCGACGCGGCTGTCACCGGCACACTGCTCGGCACTGTGACCTTGGCGTCCGGGGCCTTCACCGCTGGCGTGTCCACGAACGGCTTGACGTTTGCGGCTGCATCGGGCGGGGCGGTGTCGAAATCGGGCACCTGGAGCTTCAACGGTGTTGCTGCCGGCACTGCCGGTTGGTTCCGCCTGAAGGGCAACGGCGTGGATGCGGGCGCCATCTCCACAACCCTGCCGCGCCTGGACGGCTCTATCGCTACCAGCGGTGCCGACATGAACCTGTCGAACATCACGATCGCCATCGGTGCGCCGAACACTATCGACTCCTTCACCTTCACGATCCCTGCCCAATAAAGTGGAGCATGGAGCACAAGAAGATCGATGGGGGTGAGCAGTACCTCCCGTTTGCTCGCAGCCGGATCAAAGCGCTGCGGGCGACGGGACTTCGGTACGCCAGTCAGGAGTTCATGGTCGATGGTGTGGCCATCAAGGTACAGATCGTCGGCGAACACAACTACATCGATATTCGTGGAGGTGGTACCACACTGCTGATGGACAGTGGCGTCGTTGACATCGTCAGCATCGTGCCGTGGGAAGTACCCACAAACTACCTGCCGCGCCAGCTCCACGAGGCCGGGTCTGCCATCAGTTACAACGCCCCGTTTGTGGTGCCGCAGGGTGCAACGAATTTCTGGCGTCTGAAGCCCGGCAACAAGAACGACGGGCAGTTCTCCGGCAACCTGAAGACCCCGTCCGGGCCGTTTAAGGGCCGCGTCCCGAAAGATGGCGTGAACGCCGCTTCGTTCTCGCCGCGCTCGATCGAGAATGACGCGAACATGCCCCCGACCTGGGAACCGGACCCCGAGGACGGGACCATCGTCGAGAAAAAACTCATGGCGACCTCGTGCCCGCCGTCGATGTTCACGGGAAAGTGCCGCCTCTACGTGCAGGCGCTTTATGGCAAACATCTGAACAAAGACACAACCGACGGTGCTGGCAATGTCATTCGTGGTGGTGACCAGATACCCATGGGCATCTATCTGGCGCCGTCCCTCGGCATGCCCTACCTGAAGCTGAAGCCGTACAGGGCCAAAGGCGACGAGACGGTCTATGCCGACGTTGATCTCTATACCGGCTCTGGCGTCCACCTCGACGAACAGACGGGCGTGCACTGGCTGCTCAACCCGTTCGTGGGCGTGATGGCAGCATACCCTCTGGTGCCGAGCCAACAGGCCAAGGTGCTGCGCAAATACTTGATCCCTGCCGAACACCCAGAACTCAGCGCCGATGACCGGGAACACCTGGAGGCTTACATCCTGTCGACCTGTGCGCCGGACGTCAAGAACGTACAGTTCGTCAGTATCCCCGAGGTGCCCACCTACTCGATGGGCTACAGCTGGCACTGGAACTGGTCAGGGACCTGTGCGGACATCGTGCACAACGAAACCATATATATCGGGTTCGAGGGTGGCTTTGACCGCTACGGCATGCGCTCGACCCACCGCCGTCTGACCGCCACGCTGTCTACCTCGAACGGCGTGAGCACCTGGAGTGCGGGCGTGGCAGTCGTCTCGGGGCCGAGTGACTGGGCTGGGAACCGGATATTCTGGAGTGTCTGCGAGCCCCACTGGGGCGCTAAGGCGATCATCCCGACATTACCGGCCTACAGCTCCTACCGAGAAGGAAGCGCGACGTTCTATGCGTTCTACCTGCGCGACGACCTTCAGCTCTGCACGGTGACGATATCGAAAGTGTCGGGCGCCTCGCACAGAAAGAGGTCAGACGACGCTTTTGCCGGCGCAGCATTCGGTAGCCCGGCTGCGCAAGCTACCATCGGCATGCGTGATGGGTGGTTCGAAGAGTATTACGAACAGCCCGACAGCTACGAGGCAACATTCACCTGTGGCGCGAAGACCGTCAGCGGAATCAAGTCAGTGTACACCGAGGTCTTTGACCGGACCGAGGTGACCAACAAGACAGCCGGCCCGATCGATATGGTGCCCAACGCTTACGGCGGCGTTTTCTACGGGACCGCAACGATCCCGGTCGGCTACCCAGACGAAGGCACATCCTTCACATACCAATGCTTCGGGGGCGGACCCAGGCCCGACCTCCAGCACACAGACAGCCAATCATATTCTGGGCCCATGATCAACTTCGACTATATCCAGTCGCATCACTCCACGCGCACCCAAGGCTCGGCCACGGTAATCGTGCCGATGTACGACGCAGAGGCTGTTTTCTTTCACTCCACAATCTCCAAAGAAGAGGTCATCACCAACCGCGAACTTACGCGAAGGCAGCAGAATTCTGCACGCACTGCGGGGGTCAGGTACCTGATCTACATATGGGTTTCTGACCCGGAACCCCCAGAATATGGTGGCTGGCAATTCACCGGCACGTTCACCCAAGGGCCAAAGTTCACATGGTATGTCTACGACGGTATTGGCGGTGTCGTCACACCAAAAGTTAACCTCGACCCACAGACGATCAACTCAACCATCGAAGATTTTCAAGTGCTGGTGTGTCGTGCCGGTATCGTGGACGCCGACCTGAGTATGAACCTCACCTACTACCACGGTGACGAGTTTGCGCCCCCATGTTCGGCGTGGTCGAGCACAAGCACAACAGACCCAGTCGTTTTTTCTCCTGGGAAGATCGATCCGGTCGGTACCGATATTGACAGCTCCCTGGCGGTAATCGTCGGGTGGATATAGGGAAACACTATGGCAGTAGATGCATACTTCAGTCAGGTCTCGCTACTGCTGCTCGGAGGAGGAAGTAACGGCTCCACGACGATCTCCGACAGCAGCCTGAACACCAAGACCATGACCGACACGGGGTCGTCGGTCACGATCACTACGTCAGAATTCAAGTACGGCACCGGGTCGATCGCCTTTGCTGGGTCGTCCTACCTGAACGCCCCCACAGGCGTAGATTTTGAGTTCTCGGGCGACCTGACCCTGGAGTGCTGGGTAAAGACGGGCGCTCAGGGTTCGGGCGACTACACGATTTTCAGCTGCGGTAGCGACCCGACAGGATCGAACGGAGCATACGTCTCGATCTCTGGCCACTATATCCGCCTGTACACGGCGGGTACAGATACCGGGTCTCCTGGCGGCGCCCTCACTTCCGCCAACTCGTCGGGTTATTACCACGTCGCTGTGGTGCGGGCATCAGGCGTGTGGAAACTATACGTGGACGGTGTGCTCGCCGGGTCGATCACGAACGCCACCTCCATCACCGAAGGTATCTTCACCGTCGGCGGTGCATCCGGCTTCGGTAGTTTCCTCGGGTTCATGGACGACGTGCGGGTCACCAAAGGCCTCGCCAGATACACCGCCGACTTCACCCCGCCAATTGAGGAACTGCCCTCGACATCTCTGATCGGCGCCGACATCACGATGCCTGTCCCGACGCTCACATTCAGCGGCGGGTTGACCGAAGTTCACTACAACGCCTACCTGACAGCGCCGATCGCGCAGTCACTTACGTACGGCGGTGTCAACGCCAGCATCAACTGCCCCTGGTCGGTATCTATCGTAGGCGGCAGCAGCGGAGCGGTCACACTCCCGGCAGCAACAGTCTCGGCGTCATCAGGCGCCGTGATGGAACTGACCTCCCCGACACCTACTGCCCTGATAGTCGGGGGCACTATCACCGGTGCGAACTCGTTCACCTACACCCTCAGTTCGCCGACACTGAGTATCTATGGTGGTGGCAACGCCGCCCTGGCCTGCCCGGCTACAGCGACGACCATCACGGCGACGTTCACGGGCCTTGGTACGGCAGAACTGACAGCCCCGGCTGCGCTGGTGGACGCCACCGGCACGACCTCGGCCACAGCAAGCGCCGAGCTGTCCGCACCGATGATAGCCCTGATCGGTTACGGCGGGGCGGTGTGTTCGATCACGCTGACTGACTCACCCACGGTGGCTGCCTCCGGCACGTCCGGCCTGATCGGCGGCGCCGCCATCACCCTGCCGCTGTTTGAGCTTGAGGCCAGCGGGTCTCAACCCGGTCACGGCTCCGCCGATCTGATCGCCCCCGCCGCGCGGCTGGGCGCCACACTGCAGGCCTACCTCGCCGCACCCAGTGCCCGGCTGACCGCCATCGGCCACGCCGTGGTGACGGCCACGTATGAGGCCTACGCAGTGAACCTCAAACACCAGCCCGTGCCGGGCAAGGAGCCCATCGACGAAGTGACACGGTACACGAACTTCCCGTTCACCCACATCGTGCGCTACAAGAACAGCTACTTCGGTGTGAACAGCACCGGGCTGTATCTGCTCGACGGCACTACAGACTACGCCTCGCCCACCCCGACACCTGTGCCGTGGACGTTCAAGACGGCGCTGATGGACTTCAAGAGCCCGTACCAGAAGACCGTGGCCTCGGCCTACTTTGGCGGGCGCCTGGGCGCAGCCGACACGATCACCCTGTACGCAGGGGAGGGTGCGGGTACTGCCTACAGCTACACCACCCCGCGCGGTGCGCTGGCGCAGAACCACCGTCAGGCGTTCGGTAAGGGCATCAAACAACACCGCTACTACGCCGTGGGGGCCAACGGCACCGACGTCCTGGAGCTTGACACCATCGGGCTTGACGTCCACCTCATGACACGAAAGGTCTAACATGTCCGTCGCATCACTCATCTCTGACGCGCAAACGCGCACCTCGACCCTGACCGCCTCGGCACAGACCGCGCTGAGTAACGCCGTTGCGGCGGTGCAGAACATGGGCTACAGCATCACCACATTCAGCGGTGCCACCCTGCCGTCCCCGCCGCCGTCCCAGGTGTCGCTGACGCTGCCCACACTGAGCGACGTCGATCTGACACTCCCTGCTGAACCGGCCGCGCCGCCGACGTATCAGGACATCTCGGCGATCACCGTCGGTGCCCTGCCTACGCTGACCGCGGCGACCCCATCAGTCACGATGCCGACTGCCCCGAACCAGCTGGCACAGTTCTCCGGCACCACACCGGTTATCACCACGTCGTTCGTGTTCCCCGACCCACCGTCTGAGTTGACCAACCCGCTGATCTCGGCACCGACGCTGAACAATCGTACCGAACCGACCGCCCCACAGGTGAGCCTGCCGGCCTTCGGCGCGATCACACCTGCGGACAACACCGTGGCGCCGACGAACCTGGACACGACGTTCAGCAACGCCTACGCCAGCGCAGCGCCCAGCACGATCGCGTTGGTCAACGGCTACGTGGACGCCATGCTGGCCCAGCGCAACCCACAGTACAACGCACAGATGGCTGCCATCGAAGCCCAGCTGACGAAGTACCTGGCAGGCGGCACAGGGCTGAACCCGGCCGTGGAGAACGCCATCTACGCCCGCGCCCAGAGCAAGAACGACGCTGAGGCACGCCGCGTACGCGACACCGCCTACGCAGAAGCTGCCAAGCGCGGTTTCACCCTGCCCACCGGAGCGCTGATGTCGGCCCAGCAGACCGCGCGGCAAGCCGGTGCTGACAACAACGCCAAGGCTGCTACCGAGATCACGGTGATGCAGGCAGAGATGGAGCAGAAGAACTTGCAGTTCGCTGTGACGACCTCGACCGCCCTGCGCACGGCGGTGCTCAACGCCACGATCTCCTACATGCAGAACCTGGGCCAGCTCAACGGCCAGGCGCTGGACTATGCCAAGTCGATCCTGTCGTCGATTCTGGAGATGTACAACACCGCCGTGAAAGCCTACTCGGTCAAGCTGGAGGCTTACAAGGCCGAGGCTGTGGTCTACGAGACCCGACTCAAGGCATCCATGGCCAGTATCGAGCTGTATAAGGCTGAGATTCAGGCGCTGGAGGCTATGACTCAGGTCGACAAAACCCGGGTCGACGTGTACCGGGCGCGGATCGAATCACTGACTTCGCTGTCCAACGTGTACCGCGCCCAGATTGAGGCGGTGCAGGGCCGAGCGAGCCTGGAGAAGCTGAAGCTAGACCTGTTCCAGACTCAGGTGCAGACGTACACCGCCCAGGTGCAGGGCAAGAACGCCGAGTGGCAGGGGTACACCGCCGCCATCAACGGGCAGCAGGCCAAGGCCCAGATTTACGCCACCCAGGTGCAGGCCTATGCCGCCCAGGTTCAGGCCTACAAGGCAGACATCGAGGCCAAGGCGGAGGTGGTTAAGGCCACAGCAACGACAAACGACGCACGTGCGCGGCAGTACACGGCTGCGGTGCAGGGGTACCAGACCGTGGTGCAGGCACGTGGCCAGGTGGCCAGCACGAAGCTGGAGAACCAGCGCCAGACTGTGGTGGCGTTCCAGGCCCAGACCCAGGCTGCCATCGGCAACGCTCAGGTGCAGAACGAGTATTACAAGGCCACATCGACGGTTGCCATCGAGAACGCCAAGCTGGCCATCTCCACGGCGTTCCAGGACGCCGACGTGAAGCGGGCCTACAGCTCGTCGCTGGCGTCGCTGCACACAGCCAACGCCCAGATTTACGGGAACTTGGCAGGCGCTGCGCTAGCGGGGATGAACACCCTGGCTGCTGAGACGATTGCCTCGTAATCGCCGATAATCTAACTTAGAACTGAAAGACAAAACCATGGCCTGCAAACCTAAATCTCAGCTACGCGCAGCCGACGGCATGGAGTTAACACACCGCTTCGGTAAACAGACTCTGCGGATGGCCGACGGTGGGGACACCATGCCGCAGAACAGGGTACCGATGTCAGAGCAGGACCAGGGGGCATTCAACAGCCTGCAGAACACACCGACCGGGTCCATCGTCGAACCCGCCGCCGCACCCGCTGCAAAGACCGACGTTAGAGAGCGGATGCTCGCAGCAGGCCAGCGCACGCAGACATTCCAGCCCATGATGAACAACATTGCACAACAGCCTGTGATCGCCCCACGCCCGATGATGCTGCGCGACGGTGGCGAAGTCTCGCCCTGGAGCCTGAAGGGCATGGCCGGGGCAGTATCGAGCGCATTCGCCGACTCACCTGAGCAGGCTCGCCAGAAGGCACTGGTGGCCCAGTACAAGGCAGAGAAGGCCGCGGCCCCTGCGCCCGTAGCCTCCGCACCGGCGCCTACGGCGGGGATTCAGGGCTACGTCGCCAACGGCGCTCTGGCCCGGCGCGAGGCTGCTGCAGGCTTGAGGGACGGTGGCACGGTGCCGGGCAAAGGTACGGGTGACAAGATTCCTGCCCTCTACGAACCTGGCGAGTTCGTGGTGTCTAACGACATGCTCGATGCCGCGCCCGGCCTGCGCGAGGGGCTGCACGACCTGCGCGGCAACGTGCTGGCAGCGAAAGGGAAGACGGTTGAGGAGGCAGACGCTCAGGCGGTGAGCGGCAAGACGTTGCGGGCCGTGAGCGGCGGGGCGCTTCCAGAGCTACCGAGCCTCGACTTCATGGATAAGCGGCCTGTGCCTACACCCGCACCTGCGCCGGACCTCACGGCAATGAACCAGCCAGGGATCGACACACGTAATGCTCAGTACGCCGAACGTGCTGCCTACGAAGCACAGGCCGCACGTAAAGCCAACCCCCGCAGTATGACGGTCAAGGAACTGTTTACCAGTAAGGACGGCTCGGTGCGGGGCAACAACCCACTACGGTTCAACCCACCCGGGATGGGACCGAACGGGGTAACCCGTCCGGCCGCAATACCCCCGTCCATGACACGTGCTGAACTTTTCAGCCGGCCGCCGAGCGGTATTCCCAACAACCCCAACGGCCCTCTAAAGTTAGCCCCACCGGTAGGTTCTGAACCAGTCGGACGGCTGGCCAAGGGCCTTCGCTGGGCTAAGGATGCAGTGTCTGCTGCAGCCAAATCCAAGTTCGTCGCCCCTGTACTCGACACAATCAACTCCCCGTTAGGTCGGGCGGTCGGAAAGCTGGGCGGGGTAGGGGCGCAGTTTGCACTACACCACGGCGATGCTGGTGCCCCCACACTCGACGCTGAGCGCGTAGCAGCGATGGGGCGCCCCTATGACCCAGACTGGCAACCAGGAGCCGAAGGAAAACCATACGTCCCTCGTCCCGATTCCGTCGCCCTCTGGGGCAACGAGACGCGGCGTAATTCGCCGATGGCCGGAGTCGCCGCACCCACTGCCCCAGTGCGCGGCGTCGAAGACTTTACCAAGGCACTGCGTGATGTACCCAATCAGCTCCCGGCCGGCCTGCGCGACGGGATGGTCTACAAGACGAAAGATGCCAAGGGCAACGTGACGTACTCTGGTCGCAACGTCACGGGCGACGTAAGCAACCGCATGCTCAACGGCGACGGTACTAGTGCTGGACCGATGCGTGGCTCTCTGCGCGTTGCGTCCGGGGCGCCGACGTTCGGCCCGAACGGCAGTTTCGTGATCGACGATCAGGCGCCTTCCGGCGCGGCCAAGCAGGCCCAGATCAACGCCACCCTGCGCAACCCGGACGGCACCCAGTGGACAGCCCGCGACAACGCCGTGATGGCCGCTAACCTGCGCGATGGGGTTGATCCATACCGCGGCACCTCGCGTGCGCCCGCACAGAGCGAAGACGACAACATTCCCGCCATCGGTGAGTTCGGGCACAACCGGGCTGTGGCGGCGAAGGCTGAGCGCGACAGACTCAAGGCCACGCTACGCGGGCAGGACATCAACATGCAGGTGGCGATGGCCCCAGCAAAACTGGCCGCCGCCAACCGTGACCTGATCATGAACGTGATGGGACACAAAGACATCGGAAATGATCCAGCACGCGGTGCTGCCTACCTGACGTCGATAGGCCGCCCCGACTTGGCCGAGGGTCTGCAGAAACAGGCCGACGCGTCATTGAAGATGGCCGCCGAGAGTGACACCCTTGTGAACAACAAGTGGAAGGACATGCAGGATCAGTTCAAGGGCCAGTACATAAACCCCGACAAGAACGGTAACCCAGAAGCCAATGCGGCACTGGAATCTCGCGTGTTCGCTCGCCTCAAACGCACGAACCCCGAAGCGTTCAGGCTAGACCCCACACAGCGCAGCCAAGCGATCCGTGACGCTATCGCCGACGAGGAACTGATGGGGGCGTTCGGGAACCCGCGAGACGCCGGATTCGCGGCGCTTGTGCCCGAGGTGATTTCCCAGAACAGGCTGGACGACCGCACCAAAGAAATCCCCGGCAAAGACAAGCTGCGCGGCACACAGATCAGCGACCGCGTCGGCGGTGTCCGTGGGGCGCTCTCACCTAACCTGGAGGCCGGGGACTACATGCTGCGCACGCCAGAAGGCCGGCAGACGCTGAACCTCGGCAAGCTCTCGGCCGACGCGAAGGCTCGGCTCCAGAAATTCATCGACGAATCGAACAAGTAAACAGGACGCACTATGCCCCCATCTCTTCGCGAATTGATCCCTGGTTACAACCCCCAGGCTGGCCTCGGGGAGTTGATCCCCGGCTATGCCTCGGCAGCACCGCTACCTACCCTGCGCAGTCCCGAGACCCAGCAGATGGAGGACGTGGCCGCTGCACGGGACATGTCAGAGCTCGCCAAGGGGTACAAGTCCAGCCGCCTGAACAGTGCGGCGAACTACCTTGCCAGCCGGGAGTCGACACTGCGCCGCATGGGCGACGTGGCGGGGGCTGATCAGCTGCGCAATGAGATTGGTGCGACCCAGCTACGGGCGCAGACGTTCGCACCCTCGGAAGACAGGGTAGAGAACCTTCAGTGGGACCCGCAGCGCATTGGCAACCGGTTCGCTAGCGGCGTGGGTCAGGTTGGCGGGTCGATGGTGGACTCTCTGGCCTCTGGCGCCGCTGCGGGATACGCCGCCAAGGGTATCGGGCTTATCCCCCACCCGCTGGCGAAGGCCATCGGTGCTGCGGCGCCGCTCATCGGTGCCGGGGCAGCCGCTGTTCCGAACGTGCTGAACATGCGCGGTGAAACCCTCAACGACATGAACAGCGACAGGGCCCTGATGGCCCGCACAACTCCGGCCGAGCGCGACAACACCGCGTGGTTGTCCGGTGGGGCGCAGGGTCTGGTCGACACGGCTGTACCTGGCGTCATGGTGAACCATCTGCTGGGCAGCGGACTCAAGAAGGGCGTGCACGCGCTCAGCGCTGCGCCACGGGTCGGTGCTATGGTGTTAGGTGAGGGTACGCAGGAGCTGACGCAGGAGGCCATGAAGAAGGCCACACTGGGCTACCTGAATCCTGAGCGCGACACCGCAGGAGACATGAGTGACTACGGTAACGCGCTGGCATCGGGCGTATTCATGGCCCCACACGCAGCAGCCTCCGTCGGCATAGACAACGCCTTCAGGCGCCTCGGGACCAAAGGTGACGGCAAGAACGGCGACGCAATCCCGCTGGACGAAAAACCCGCTGTGGACCTGGAGAGCCACCTCATCGAGGGGTCGAAGCAGAAGCTCGCCTCCCACGTGATCGCTGACCAGCGCCGACAGTTCCTGCTCGGGGACATGCCGCCTGAAGCAGTGGCCGCACCCGAAGCGTGGCTCGCCGAGAACGAACCCAAGCGCCAAGCTGCGCTGCTGGAGGAGCTGGGCAAGCTGGCCAACGACCCGAAAGCCAAGCAGCTTGCGCAGCAGGTCAGCGCGGTTGACCTGAGTGACCCGCTCAACTCGATGCACCCGGCGATGGACGAGGCAGCAGAGTATGTGGTCGACAAGAGTGGACTGACCCTGGAGGCGTCGCGCGAGGCCATCGACAAGAAGGCCGCCGCGGCAGGGAAGAACAAAAAGAAAAACGCCATGGCGGTTGCGGGGATGAGGGTGGAGAACCACGACAAAGTCTACGGGCATAAGGCTACACCCTTCGGCGGGCCGAAGGCCCCTGCGGATGACTCGAAGCTGCCCACGTGGGAAGGTCGCCCGCCAGAGGCGACAATGACAACTGTGTCCGAGCCAGCGCAAGCACGGAAAGACCCAGACAAAGAAATCGCCAAAGCCCGAGTCTGGCTGGCCAACGACATCCTGCGCCAGAACTACGTGAAGCTCGGTGGCAAGACAAGCTCCGACCACATGGACCTGCTCAGTAACTTGAGCGATGAGATTGGCGCAATGGCGTCACCCGGCGTAGTCAAGTACCCAACGACCGGTGACATCAACCGCGCACAGCGCGTCGGTCAGACGATCAGCGAGCTGCTGGGCGATCAGGCCAAAGATGTGCTCGATCACATTGGTCGTGTCGTCAGGGCGAAGGGGGCAGCGTTTGAGGCCATGGTAGAGCGGGCCATCAGCCCGGTGAAGGTGTCTTCCCTCGACCGTACCACTGCCGCTGATGAACTGGTGAAGCTGATCCCCGCACCCGTCGAAGCGCGGCTGTACGCCAAAGGTATTGACCTGAGTAGCGGCGAGGCGAAAGAGCGCCTGCTGCGCAACATGGAGGACTTTGCCGACGGCACGAGCGGGTTCGCCCTGGAGCCGGCCCGTAAACTGTTCGGTGCAGAGACGTTTGATGCGATGCTCGCCCACGTAGGTCAGCCCATCATTGCTCGCGAGAAGGGCCCGACGAAGCTGGGCTCTCTGGTGGACGACCGTCAGGCAGAACCGAGGAACCCGAAGAGCAGCGACGACATCGGCGGATCGTGGGACGCGATGAATGAAGGGCGGCGCGGCGACGAAGACCTGAGCCAGTTCGAGATTGAAGGTGAGGAGAAAAGCCTGTCAGCCATTCCGCCCGAGGCGATGGTGTTCCACCACGGTACCAGAGAAGGCACTGTACGCACGCTGGAGAACGCCTGGAAAGAGACAAAGGACGGTCTGCCCCAGCTACTGAGGCTGGACACATCGACAAAGAAACGCGACAGCGAAACACACGAACAGCATGAGGAGCGGACGGCCCCAGGCGGGGCGGAACGCATGCTCGCAAAGCGCATTGAGGATGTACGCTCCAAGGCAGAGAAGTCCTTGGGCGCCATGCGTGACCGCTACGTCGTCGCGTCGACAACAGCGAAGGACCTGATGGATCGGCAGAACATGCAGCCGAGCAAACGTGCTGAGTTGTTCCTGCGCTATCTAGAGAAAGAGAAACACCCGGGCGTCGGAGAAGTCAGTGCGATGCACGGAGTTCTGAGGGAACTCGAACACATGAACCGGGTCATGACGGAGTTCGTCGCCCATCGCGACAGCTTATCCCCCAGCGGGAAGAAGTTGTCTATCAACGAGCGCAATGCACTGGGTGGCCCCCGGATCAGTCTGGCCCGCCTCAAGGAGCTGCTGAGCCCGCAGGATGCCGATAAGGTCGATGCGCTGGTCGGCGGGGACAAGGAATCTGGGGCCAAGGGCGAGCAGCAGACAGTACGGCGCGTGGTCGGGCTGGCGAAGATCATCCACAACGCGACGCTCGCCGCGCGGCAGCACATGAACGACACGATGGCGCAGGACCCGCTGATCAAGTCATACATGGGCAAAGTTCAGAAAGAACGCAGCACACCCGCCGAGTTCGACGAGGTCGTCAACCACTTCTTCAGCGAGCACCACCTGGTGACTGCCGAGCAGGGCACGAACCGCGATCACCTGCAGATGAACCTCATGGAGTTCCGTGAGATGGCCATCAAGGGCGCGAAGAACCTGAAGTCGGCGTGGCTTGCGGTCAAGCACCTACCGCTGAAGGAGCAGGCTAAGCAGCGTGCTGCCGTCGAAGCCAGCATGAACCTGATCAGGTTCAGCAGCGAACACTCGACGGCGGAAGACAAGCAGATTGCCATTCCAGCCCACATGCTCGTTGCCTGGGTGCGCGAGATGCGCAACGCCCACGAACAAGACGTGGTGGAGGGCGGAGGCGATGTGCGCGGTAAGAGCCGGTCCAAGACCCGCACGACCGAGGATTACAAGCGTGACCTGTTGGAGGGAATCACTGCCCTGATGCAGGGAGGGCTGACGGATGGGCTGCCGTACATCATCAACGAGAAGGGTGTGCGGGAGGACTTCGGTACGCCTGTGGACATGCTGCCCCCATCGCTTGACCTCGACGGCACCACCCAGCAGAAGGCGATGAGGGACAGGGCGATTGGGGCCGAAAAGCGTCGCGAGGCGAACAGGCCAGTGTTGGGGCGGTCGCTGCGCGAGGCAGCGGTGAAGCACATAGAGGCTAAGGCCGAAGAGGCCGCCGAAGACGCCCTCAAAGATGCAGAGCTATCACAAGACCCCTCCGACGTACAGGACGTCGATGCCGTCAAGAAGGCCGAGGACGAGGCGAGTGGGGCCCGGACGCGCGACGAGGAGCGCAGGTACGTCAAGCAGCTGGCATCGATCATGGAAGCGGCTGCCGACGCGCCCGTCAGGCCCATGTCGTACGGGCAGGCGCTTAATTCCGCCGCCAAGGTGGCTGAGCGGCTGTGGAGGGCCTATGCCCCACGTAGCGTCGCAGAAGGGGCTCAGGAGGCCCATAAAGCCGCCCTGGCGAGTATTCTGGCCTACGCACGGTCTGCCAGCAGGGATACCTATAACGAAGACCCGAACGGCATGGTTGGCGGGCCACACTACATCTTCCCGCTGGCGGCCCTGTTGACGCCGCGGCACATGGCAGACATTGCCACAAAACACCCGGACGACCTGAAGTTATTCACGATGTTGCGCAGCCGCGTGGCCAACGATCTCGTACTGATGGCAAAGCCGCCGAAGGGTAACCCGACCATCTCCGGGGCGAATCTGAGCAAGCTGGTGAACTTCCTGTCGGGACAGACGGACCTCGACATCAAAGAGAGGCTTGATGCCAAGGTCCCGACCGACCCAGATCAGCTGGATGCGTGGAAAGAGTCACGTAAAAGCGAGACGAAGTGGGAGGGGCGCAGGGTCCCTATGAACCAGCAGATCGAGTTCCTGAACAACATGGCTGCGGATTACGTCGCGATGGCTGCCCGCAGGGCCGCGAAGCCGGTAGTCGAGAAAGTTGAAGCCACAGACCGTTCTGGCAAGCTCGGACACAATGACAAAAAGGCAGTGGTCGGCGAGATCGGTGAGAGGGCTGCACAGGCCGGGGCCGAGCAGGCAAAGGCTGAGCTGATCGATAAGTTCATCCTCGACTTGAGGGCCAAGATCACGAACGACGAAGGCGCATACCCTGCAGCGCTAAAGGTAGAGGCGAAGATACGCAGGGCGGCGAAAATGCGCGAGGACCTTGACGGGCGCAAGCCTGCTCCTGCTCTCGCCCCCGCGACAAAGGGTTCTGACAAGGGCAAGCCCGTACGACTGACGATCAAACAGCGCCTGATCGAGCGCAAGGAAAACGCCAAGCAACGTGATGCCCGCGTAGCCCAAGAGCTGGCTGACTCATTCCGCCCGAGCATCACAACGCGTAGCACGGAGCGCGGCGCCGACGGCCGGATCAAGATGACCGACGAGCAGGTGAAGGCTGATACGGCTGCCGCGAACGAGGGTGTCGACAAGCTGGTCAAGGTAATCGAGAACACCCTCGAAGCCAAGCCGATGGCGGGCGCTGCTCTCCCAAAAGGCCAACTGACGCGGTCTGGGGGAGTTGAGCTAACCGGTGGGCCAACTTTTGCGATGAACTACGCCGACGGGCAACGGGTCGTGGGCAAAGGCACGCTAACCATGCGCCCAGAGCACGCAGGCAAAGACACGATGGACTTGATTCTGTCAGGCGATCGCACCGCCACTACTGGCAGTTTGGGCCGGTTCAACGGAGCCAAGAAGGGCGACGTGGTGATGGCCACCGGCAACGGCAAGCGGGCGCTTATCCGCTTTACAAGCGACCCGTACCCCGTGGCGAAGATGGACGCACAGGAGTGGAGCAGGCTTGAGGGCTGGGCACCAGAGGTGCTGGAGAAGTACCGTGGGGATTATCAGGCGACGTATGAGAGGGTGTCGCTCGAAGCCAGCGGAGTGCGCAAGCTCAACGCGATGGCGGCGAAGGCTGAGCCTGCGGTCGAGACGGCTAAGGTCCGTATCAGACAACACGCCTCGGCAGGGTTCGCTGAGCGCACGAAAGAAAATGCCGACGCCGCAGGCGCTACGGTGGCGATCGCCACAAACTTCGAGACAGCCGGCGAACGGCTGACTAGGCGCGTTGCGGGCGACAAATACTTCGCCCTCGGCTTCGACGTGCCTATCGCCAAGGCAGGGCTACGGCTGGCGAAGTTCATGCGGGGGAAGGACACCACTACCCTGAATGTGGCGGGCAACGGCATATATACGCTGGCGGAGAGTGGGATGACGCAGCAGGACGTGAACCAACACGTACATGACATCATCGCAGCAGCTCACAAGTTGTGGCCGATCACTCACATCGTGAGTGGTGGGCAGACTGGTGTGGATATCGCCGGCGCAGTTGCAGCGAAGGCGTTGGGTATCCCGGCGACGATCACTCTGCCACAAGGGTTCCGGCAACGAAATGTGGCGAACCAGGATGTGAACAACACTGCTGCTCAGATCGGGCAGCAGATCATGGACGGGGTGGCGGGGTTGAATGGGGAGGCTGAGCCAGCTAGCGCCCCGAACTTGAAAAAGAGCAGCATCAAACACAACGCCGAAACGATCGACGCCGCTCAGGTCAGACTCAACACCGCACCTGACGCGAAAGCCATCGAGGTGTCTGGTGCCATCGCACACTTTAAGCGCACTCTCGGCCCGCAGGTCCGGCTGATGCTTGAGGATGCTTTCCCCGGCATGAAGGGGCTGGCCGACTGGGATGCTGTTCAGCACCTGGCGCGGATCAGCACGGCGAACCCGCTGAAGATCATGCAGCTGGCCTACCACGAGTCAATGCACGCGTTCTTCTCGACTGTGCTGGACAAGCACCCCGAGGCCAAGGCGATGCTCGAGCGTGCGATGGGTGATGCAAAGGTGGTCGCTCGGCTGGAGCACCTGCTGCGGCACAGCCCTGATGCCATCGCCGACATGAAGGCTGACCCGGAGGAACGTGTGGCGTATGCCTATCAGTTCTGGGCGGCAGGCTTGCTCGACATCGATAAGAAACCCGCAACTTTTTTCGAGAAGGTTCAGGCTCTGATGCGCCGGGTGTTCGGCGCGGTGCGTGATAGCGAGAAGGCGCTGGCGATTTTCGAAGGGTTCCATAAAGGAACTCTGAAGGAGCCCAGCGCTGCGGGGCTGGCGATCACGAAGGTGATGCAGACAGGTGAATGGAAGACTCAGTTCCTCAAGCGCTTTGACAAACAGTGGCAGGCTATCTACAGCGAAGTGATGACGGCGCATGACGTGCTGCGCACCAGCGAAAGCCCGACACTACGCATGCTGGCCACGGCCTGGTGGGCAAACCCTGGGGACCCGGACTCTGCAGGCAAGACCGGCGTGATCGATCGCCGGGGCATCAAAACCAACCAGTATGAGTCCCAGCTTGATTCGGTTCTTGGTCTGTTCGAGGGGCCCAACCAGGACCGCGATCTGAAGGCACTGTCCCAATTCATGAACGGCATGAACGGTGAATACTCCGAAGAGATCAAGGCAGCAGGCAACAAGCTCCACAACCTGATGGCGAACTTCTACACGTATGCCAAGAAGGCGGGCGTGGAGATGGGTGTGCGCGACAACGGAAACTTCTACCCGGTGGTCTACGATCTGGAGAAGATGATCGAAAACAAGTCGGCGTTCACGAAGATGCTAATTGAGAACTATTCTCATGTATTGCAGTCAGCGCTGGGCACTATCCGCATGACCGACAAGAACGTCACGACCCTGGAGCAGGTGGCCGATGCCATGCACCAGGCCATCGTGGACCGTGGGGGCGTGGATCAGGAAGGGCTGGAAGCACACCGCGAGGACGGCATCCTGAACCCGTACTTCGCCTCGCAGAACAAGCGGAGCTTCGACTGGATTTCCAAAGAGCATCGCAGCCCGTTCTTGAGCGACGACATCGTGGCGACCACGACGAGATATTTTCACCAAGGGGTCCGTTCTGCTGAGTATGTCCGCGCGTTCGGTAATGGTGGACAGAAACTCAAAGACCTGATGGCCCGTGAGGGTGAGGTACAGATGGTGACCAAAGAGTCCGGGCCTGTGCTGTACTTCGAGGACGGTCCGGTTGTCAAGGAGCTAAGGGCGGAGGCCGCCAAACAGGGGCTCAAGGGGGTAAAAGCAGAGGAATGGGTAAACCGGCGCGTTGAGGACGCTCAGCGGGCGATGGGGGCCATGGAGGGCGTACTGGGTAAGAACATCACCGCAGGCACGCGCAAATTGCACAGCGCCATGATGGTGTACCAGGCTCTGCGTACGCTCCCCCTGAGCCTGTTCAGCGCCATGCTGGACCCCAACGGGATCAAGGTGGCTGGCGGAACAACTCAGAACATGCTCGACGCCTATGTCCACGGCCTCAAGAATGTGGTGGGTACTTGGAAGGACGTGCTGTTAGGTAACTCACTGCGCACCAGAGGCGACGAGCAGGACACAATAAACGCATCGATCGTCGGGTCGATCGCACCCACAGTTTTTCTGGAGGGTAGGGGTGCGGCGCACACATCGGAATATACCGCTGGACCTGCCCGCAAAATCAACCGTGGGCTGTTCCTCGGGAATGGCTTGACGATGTGGGACCGCTCGATGCGGATCATGGCTACGAAGGCAGCCATGCAGTCGATCGCCAATAACGAAAAGAATGCGGTCCCTGAACACAGCGCACGCTGGCTCAAAGAGTTGGGGCTCAAACAGGGTGAGGTCAAGCTGGGTGAAGACGGCCTACCTATCATCACCGCTCACGGTCTGGCCGCGTACGACGGACGCGCGTGGAGCAGCCTGAATGAGACACAGCAGGACATGTATCGCGAACAGGTGCTGAAGGTTCACACCGCCATCAACAGGTGGGTGAACCGCGCCATCACTTCGCCGAATGCGGCGCAGCGCCCCAGCCGAATGAGTGACCCGCACTACGCAATGTTCTTTCAGCTCAAGAGCTTCACATACGCGTTCCAGAAGACGACGATGAATTATGCGTTGAATGAGGCGAAGGCAGGCAACCCTGCTGCGCTCGGACAGGTCGCTGTAGGCATGCCAATCATGATTGCGGCGGACGTGGCCAAGGCGATGCTCACCGGTGGTGGCTCACTGCCTGGGTACATGGCCAATTGGACGATGGCTGACTGGATCAGTCATGCTTGGGACAGGTCAGGTGGGAACGGCATCGGTCAGTTCGGTGCAGACATTCTTCACGACCCCAACGGACTCATCGCAGGCACTGCCTCCGTGGTCGGTGGCCCACCAGTTTCGCAGGCCATCAACGCACTGACTCACCCGATCGGCGAGACGATCTACAACGCCACACCGATCGTGAACAAGCTCGGTGGGCTCGGAAAAGTGGCCAGAGGCATGGCCGATATGGGCGAATAGGTATTCGTAAAAAACGCTTCCTACCCCTTATATAGAGATATATCTACTACCTATACTACTACTACTACTACTCTCTATATATAGTTTTAAAAGTGTAAAGTGTAAAAAGTGTAAAAAGAAGAGATAGAGAGAGTAGATAGGTACTTTTGATTACACCCTTACACCGGAGTGTTCCGCAAAAAACGCTGTTTAGCGACCTTCCCAGATGAAGCCCTTTTCCCCGCGCCCCATAACCCGAGAGATAAAAATAAAATGCAGGAAAAGCCGGCCGAAGCCGGTGGTGTGTTCACTCAAGGGAGACGAGGGTTTCGTCCCAGGTATCACGTGTGTAGATGACGACGTATCGTGATCGTGGGTCGGTCGGGTCGGCTTTGTAACGCGAGATTATCGGCCCGAGGGTCTTCATGCTGCGCTCGTTGCGCTCGCGTTCTTCGCGGGTGATCCGTCCGTGCTCATTGATCGCGTGGCGGGCAATGAGGTCGTATGGTTGGCGTTTGAGCACCATCCGTGCAGACTCGGTGAGTCTGAGTGAGCCAAGTAAAAAATTGGTCTGCATGTGGTTATTTCTTGAACTGGGCGATCAACCACTTTATGAACACCTTGACTAGGTGAAGCGCATACAGCACGCCCCCTACGGTAAGCCAAAACGCGACGCCTCTTGCAACGCGGTTCAGTGTATCGCTGTCCATAAAGCACCTCCTGATTCTGGTACCTCAGTTTACTCTTTGACATTTTCGTTCAGCCACTCCAGCAGACCACCTTTGGAGGTGGGCACGTCGACGGTCTGGGACTCAGCCCTGAACCCATCGCGCTTGGCCGCAGAGCGTGCCTTGCTGGCCTCGGTCTGTGAACCCTGAAAGCTGACGGTGACGGCACCGGTTTCTTTGTTGGTGATGAAGGTCTTGTAAAGTTGCATGGCTTTGCTTTCAAAATGCGGGTCATATAACCCTGGGTTGTAGAATCGGCTTGTCTTAGTTCGAAGAAATTGTCATAGGTCATAATCAGTGGTGAGAGTGGCGCTCATGCGCGATTAATTCAACACGTGCTTCTTCAGCGCAGCCACGGCCACCGGCACAACGGGTTCGATCAGCTCCAGCATGGCCTGGGCATAAACGCGTATCTCGTACTGGCTGTGTTCGTGCAGGCGCAGCTTGAGGAAGTGGGCAAGGTTGTGGAGGTCAACCGTGGCGAACATGTGGCTGAACGTGTTCACCGGCAGCACACCCCGGGCCAGCTCGCGCGGGCATCCTTTTTCGATCAGGTCGTTGTACGTCCAGAACGACGACGCGCAGGCGTCCAGAATCGACTCTTGAATGTCTGTGGCCAGGGGGTGAATATCGTCCGTGCGCATCTGCTTATTCGACTTGGACTGCGTGGTGATCTGCGATACGTCCGGGATGTAGAACTCCTCCGGCAGCACAGAGTACCGCGCACTCACTTCGTTATAGCTCCATACCCTATGTCTTTGCCACTGGCGGAACACGAAGATCGGTGCCTTTACCTCAAAGGTGAATTGCACACACTCCAACGGACTGGTGTGGTGATTCTTGATGAGGTAATCGATGAGCTTGGCGTCTTTGCCCTCGTCATCACCAGCACGCCATTCGGCGTCATACGACACCCGAGCCGAGCGCACGATGGATAGGTCAGACCCCATGTGGTCAACGAGGCGGATGAGACCATGATTGAGTACCTTGATTGCGTTGTTCATCCCATCATCCTCGTATGTTGGCGGGCGTTGCCCAAGATGGCGTCAAGCTCATTGAGCTTGTTTATGGCCTGGCTCAGCGCACGTTTGAGTTCTTCAATCTCGACTGCTTGCTGTGCAATGACGGCGTCGCGGGGGTCGACGTTCAGGTCGACTTGTGGAGGGTAAATCACATGTCCCTCACATCGCGCATGCCCAGGAACACCGGGTGGCGTGGGGCCACCTTCACGCCGACGGGAAAGTATTTGTACTTGACGAACTTGCCGACGTACTCGTCTTGTCGTTGCCAGAAGAGTCCTCGCTGCAGGGCGGTGAGACCGGTGCCAATCGAGAACTCAACACCTGTTTCCAAGTCCCTGACTTTGAACGCACCCAATGTCCCTTTACCAGACAGACCAGCTGCAGCGGTGGATCGTTTGGTGCGTCCGAGTTCGTTGGTTTCGGCGGCGTTGCCATTGAACATCTCCTCTTCAAAGCCAATGATTTCCGCCTCGCTGTCTTGGAAGCGCTTTAGCTTGATGAGCGCCCCCTCGTTAACAGTGGAGCGGCCGAATTTGTAGAGGGCGTTTGGAGACCGGATGATCACACCCTCATAACCTTCTTCGACCTTGGCAGCCTCATAGGCCATAAGATCATTTTCGTTGTTGATGAGGTTTTGTTCGAGCAAACAGATTTGGGGGAACTTGTTCCACTGACCCAACGAGGCAAGCAGTTCCTGAAAGCGTCTGGCAAAGGACCCTGACACCTCGTGGTTGTCGAACACGTAATACGTGTACGCAGGTATCTTGTCGAACGCCATGACGTTCGACACCGATTCGTTGTAACAGGTCGGGCTTGTCGGGCTGCCGATGATCAACTCACCATCTAGACCGTTGAGTTTTGGCTTACTTAATTGGCCGTAGATATGCTTGTTCGGGATCGGTTTGAGCGTGCGGCTCAACAGCCGTCCATCGACCACAGCTGCGCGTATCCCGTCCAGTTTTGGCGAGGCATACACAGGGTACTGTATTTTCGGAATAACGGCGTTTACCGCCAACATCGGCTTAAAAATCATTTCTTTCCTTCCGGCCCGTGCATGACGAGCCTGAGTGCTTTGGTGGCCAGCGGGTTGCCCAGCTTGGCCAGGTTGATAACGTGCCCCAGACTCGTCGTCGGCAAAATCCGAATGCCCCAATTTTGAGTCTCAAGCTCATAGACGTGATGCACGTCCCACCCTAAATTGGCTGCGGCCGCGCGTTCGTCTTTCGTTAATAGATCGCAGTTAGACATTAGATTTCAGGGGCGTAAATAGGCCCTAAAAGGGCCGGTTGATTATTTGCCGGGTTTTTGTTTAACAACGATCACCAGGTTCGGAAACTCTAAAGTGATGGTATTGCCTTCTTCAGTAATTAAGACTGTCGGTCTATCAGCAAGAACTTTCGGCGTGTACTCTAAAGCGTGGTCGTATATCTTCGGCCCTTTTTGTCCCTTCCATTCATACATCCAGCGACTGCGGCTATTGGACTCTTTAGGGGCTGGTAATCGAACCACCAAACCCTTTCGCCATAAGCCGCCTAGATAATCGGATACCCGGTTGACGGAGGCCGCGTGTTCTTGAATTTCAGGAAGATCATAAAGTGCCTGACAGTCCATCGGTGCTTTGGCTGCCTTCAATACCGCTTCGAGTGCAGGGAAGAGGCCAGTTTCAGAGTTACGCATGATAGGTTCTCGCAATAAAGTCCTTAACCAAAGAAGATTGATGTTAGGAAAGACTGATGAGATAAATGCACCAGAGCATTTAACGCACCATTGCATTTATTCTATTCGCCAGATCATTCCGGGGCATTAATTGCTTGCGGAAATCACTGGCGCTGCATACGTGAATCCATGAAACACCTCCGAACCATACCCCGCCTTCTTTAGAGCCAACAACCACCGCGACGTTTCTGCCTTCACGGTGTCGAGAACTTAGCCAATCTTTCTGTAGTTCCGATAGTTCGATCCTTACAATCGTTTCCGGGCGTTTTGGGATCACAACGAATTTATACTCAATCCACAAATCGCCCGCAGGGCCGCTGTACCAGACATCGGGAATACCCCCGTTGTACTGGTTGTGGTTCTTCATGTGATAGATGCCCACCGGCAGATGCCGATGAACAGAACCAATGAACGTGTTTTCAGGCGTCGCCATTAGCGCCCCGCCCTCTGTTTACGGGCACGGGCAGTGTTGAACGCTGTACATTCAACACACCTACACCCGTACTCATACCCAGTACGCGTCCCGTGGTTCCACCCGGAAGCCTTTATGCTTCCGGGTGTCAACACCCGAGCCACGTCTGAAATTCTTTGGTACCTCCGCCACAAAGTGTCATAGTTGATACCTAGCTCAACAGCCCATTGCCCTAGAGTCAATGATTTGCCGTCAAACATAACGACGATATTGCGTCGTTGGTTATTGAGCTGATCACGCATCGAAGCCCAAACACAATTTTCGGGCGTGTACCCAAGATCGTTATTTTTTCGCTCTAGTGTGAGGCCTTTTGGGGCTTCGCCCATATCCGTAACAAACTGGTCGAAATTATCACGCCAGGCTTCGCACACTGTGATGCCGCGAGCACCATAGTGCTTGTAAGACGCGTTATTTTTGTTTAGGCAACGGCTTCGTAGATTTCGCCAAGCTAGATACGTTTGAGTTTGTGTTGAGTTCTGCCATTTTGACGTTCTCTTTTTTCGTATCGTTGAGAGCAAGTTGTGCATATCCCACCACATCTACAAGGGAGTCTTCGTACATAAAATCACCATTAAGGATGCGCCCAAACTTGTGAGCTACCATCTCCATGGCCTCTTTTTGGTAATGTGGCAGCTTTGCCCAGTTCGGGCTGTCCACCATAGCCGCCTTGATGTTTTGAGTTATGCGTGCATGCTCCGAAAACTCGCCGTACCGAGAGCCGCGTTCCTGAAGGGTCGCGTCGATGTTGCTCATGCTTGAGCCTTTCTGTAAAGTTTTTTGAACTGGCGTTTGCCGAGGGCTTTGATAAGAGCGCGACGTTTGCGCCGGTTGTCGTCAGTCGTGTGTTGCTTCACGTCTTCACCTTCATGACGTGGTTGTTACCGAACAACTTGGCCTGAATAGCCTGCGCAGTCTTGGCCTGATGAATGGCGTCGAACAGCGCGTTGTGTTTAGTGCCTGCCATCTGCAGCTTGACGTTCTTGGCGCCAGGCAGTTTCTTGAAGGTTCTGAAGCAATTGCTGTTCCAGAATTTCCACGGCACCTCAATGCCGCACTGGGTGAACGCATGGGCAAGCATGGGCAGATCAAAGTCCGCCCCGTTGCTCCACACCTGACAGTCGTCAGTTCCAACCCAGTCAGCGAAATCGCGCAATGCGACGGGGAGAGTTTGCTTAGATTCGTGGAAGACCGTTTGTGCCTCGATAGGCTGCTTGAGCCACCAGAGTAACGTGTCCTCCTGAACACGGCGTTTGTATTCCGTGTTGCTATCAATCGAGATTGACGCATAGAAACCAGCATCATCAATCTTGTCAGAATCAAGATCAAATCTGACAGCCCCAATGCTCATGATGGCAGCATCAGCCACTGTGCCCAAGGTCTCCAGATCGATCATTACGTGCTTCATTTCGTTTCTCTCTTGTAAGTGGTTAACCCTGTTGGATACGGACCGTCGCTATCGATCTTAGAAATTAGATGTCTCAATTTCAACCGATGAGCGCCGGCCCGCAAAGAATGAAGGGGCTACTTCACGCTTCTGCTTTTTCTTTTTCGGCTTTTGGTGCCTTAGCAACAGGCATAGCCTCTAGTGCTGCGAGCTGAGCGTTCAGCTTCTCGCTGCCTTTGGTAGCAGCAGCAGATGCCTTCTCGGCTTTGGCCACAGCAGCTGCGTATGCTTTCTGAGCAGCAGCAAGAGCCGCGTCTGCTTCTTTACGCTTAGCCGCAGCGGCTTTCTCCGCCTCTTTGGTGAGCGCATCAGCGCTCTTTTTGGCGGCGGCCAGGGCGGCTTGCGCGGCCTTGGTCTCGGCGGCGATCGACTTGACGTTCTCGCTGTGCTGTTTCAGAGCCTGCTTCAGATTAGCTGCAGCAGCTTTTTTCTCAGCGGGGGTCATAGTCTTAGGTGCTTTTGCCATGATGATATTTCTCCTGTAGGCGTTTCAAAATGATTCGGCTTTCGAGCTGAACTGCCCGATCGACCAACTTGGCAGTAAGCGACTGCCGGCGCTGAGTAGCGGCCTCAAGATTGAGTGCCGCCATTACTTCTTCGAGAGTCAGTTCGTGAATGACGCCGAGCAGGCGCCGATACGAAACCAACGCCTCGTTCAGGTGCCACTTACGCACTGCCATGATCAACGACGGGCTGGTGCCTTGCCACGTGCAGGCGGAGCCTTGACGTAGCCGGACACATCGGGCTCGACAGCCAGCATTTCCTTGGCCTCAGCCTGACGAGCGAAGTGCTCACCGACCATGGCATTGGGCTGCGGGTTGCTGAACACCAACTTGGCATAGGTTTCGTTTTCATCAAACCCTACAGTGGCGACCACGCCGATGGGTGGCATCTGGAACACACGGGCCACAGAGGTGACGAAGCCATCGAAGCCCTTGTTTGCCGTGGGCGAGGTGGCCAGCGTCCACATGGGGGTGTTCTCGTCTGCATCAGGCGGCAGCACAGCCAACAGACGCGAGTTCTTACACGCCTTGCCAGCACCGGCAGAGCCGAACTGGTTCATGGGGCAGGAACCACAGTCAGCAGACTGGGGCACGGGTGCGTTCTTGCTCGGCACCATCTTACGGATGTCGGAGCCGATTGAGAAACAAGCCGGTGGGGCAATGTTCTTCGGATCAAACGCACCCTCATAGAACGCATTCTTCGAGGTGAAGTCCACAATGACCAACTCCAACGGGCCGGGAGTCTTGGTGCCATCGGGCAGGATGAACTGCTTGTCCTGGGTCACACGGATTGCGTTGCCCGAGGGTGGGGCAGTGCGCTCGCCCATGGCCGCGGCCTGAGCTTTCAGTGCCTCCTGAATGGAGACGATATTGGCGCCGGAAGTTTTCTTCACGGCGACGGCGGTAGAGGAGGCAGGGGTTTTCTTGGCGGTGGCCATATATAGTCTTTCTTAGAGGTTAGATTACAGGGAACGAACGGAGAGGGTGCGTTTGGTGAAGGGCTGGACCCCTGGCACTGTCTTGCCCTTTTCCCACAGCTCGCGCATACCCGGGTCACTGACACGTTTCTGCACGAGATGGAAATACTTGTTCTTGACGATGTAGGGCCAGAAGGCGTCCCAGTCTTCGACATTGGCGACGACGGCCTCACCGATCGATACTGAGGCCTTCTTGCCCTCAGCCTTGCGGGTATCCTGGGCGTCGAGGAGGTCAAAGATGATGGTCTCAAGACCGACGATCTTCTTCTCTTCGCTACCCTTGATTTGCAGCTCGATCTCTTTGAGCTGTGCTTCCAGCTTGCGCTTTTCTTCGCGCAAGGCCCACATCTTGTCGGTGGCGGCACCGAGGGTCATAGTGGGAGCCGGTGCAGCTTTCGCTGTCTTGGCGCGGGACGGTTTTTCGATGACTGCTGTCATGTTTTTCCTTTCGGGTGTGATGGATTCTAGTGATGATCTGTCTTAGATAATAGAGACAAAGTGTGTTTATTTTTGACACACTCAGGTGTGTATGGACCAGCCGTGTTTTGAACTGTCGATCCCTATTCCGACAGTCAGCGCCGGAGCACTGCCATCGAGCGGCTGGCCGGGGCCAGAGTAGATCAGCCCGCCGTTGAACCAGCGGGTGCCGTCAGGGCGATCGATCCCGAACGCGAAACTGTTCGGTGCCCAGTCTCTGTATATGGCGCAGGTGTTCTTGCCATCACCATAGTGCGTTAGGTAATCGAGCTTGTCGCCCAACTGCCCAGCACATTTATTTTGAAGTGCGAACTCCAGCACCTGAGCGAAGTGCTCAGGGTCCAAAAACTTAATCATTTGGTTTCTCCAGAAGTTATTGACTCAGACGCCGAGTAATCAGCGTCAGTTTCCATAGCCGAGCCAGCTCGACCGTGGTTCCTTTGTGGATGGCGAGCGGGCGATCAGTCATCGTGTAGTGAACAACACAACACTCGCCTTGGGCTGAGTTGTAGTTGTGGACGTTGAAATCGTGCTCGCTGAACTTTGCCTTGGAAGCCATCAGGCCAGCTCCCGCCTCGGTCAGGTGCACGCCAGCCTCCACGTGACGAGCAGCGTCTTGAACCGCCGCTGCGCCTCAATCCAGCTGCACTTATAAGAAGCGGACAGCTTGCCGTCGTTGTGGAGGACGAACCCGTACTCCTTGTTACCGAGCCGCACCATGCGGAACTCTTCGTAGCGGTACGTCCTCTTGGCATACCCCCAGACGGGTTCCTTCTTGTGCAGCCACGTCACTACGGTGCCTGCGATTTCTTTTGGGATGTTCAGCATCAGAATTGACCTCTTTCGTTGGTTTGTCGTCCGCCGAGTCCGTGGTTCTTACCGAATGAAGTAGTCTTGCCCCGGCTGGCACCAATAGAACGCAAAGCGACCGAAATAGTCGACTGCGACACCCCGAAGCACTCGGCAACGTCTTTTTGTGACATAGCCTTGCCGAGTTCGGCGGCCAGGGCTACGTCGATGGTTGGCGGTCTAGTGCGCTTGCCCCGACTACGCACCCACATGTCACTCATGTTGTCGGACAACGTACCGGCATACAGGTGCGAAGGGCGGTGGCATCGCGGGTTGTCGCACTTATGGAGCACAGACAGCCCTTCGGGGATCGGGCCGATATATGTCTCGTAGGACGCACGATGGATCGATACCTTCCGACCAGCGACGGTCAGTTGCGGGTATTCGTGCGAGGTGTCAAGTGACGTCTCCCAACACTCCCCCACGACGACCCGGTAGCGCTCAATCCGACCCTGGATCGTGAGCCCGGCTTTACGTTTGGGCTTATTTTGAGTAGCATACATCTGCGCCGCCCTCTGAATTCAACGGAATATCTGAACACCAATCAGGCGGTGTCGACATCCACTTGGCCATGTACTTGAGACACGCTTCAGCCTGGGCCGACTTCGGCATTGCCACGACCTCATCGTGTGTGGTCATGACGACGCGGTACTTGCGGCTGATCTGAAGCATCTGCCAGGCAACGATGATCCGGGCTAGCGCCTGCACGATGTTTTCACACAGTAGGCCGCCATAAATCTTCTTGCGCTGATCCTTGGCCTGGTACGTCCACTCTTCCCAGCCCTTGTCGCCCATCTGCTTGCGCAGGTCTGGGTACTTCAAGGCCATGCCGTTGGGCAGCCAGATTGTGTTGGCCTCCCAGTTCAGCGGGCCGTAGCTGCCCTCACGGCCAGCAGCCATGTCGTCGATGATGCGCTCGCAAATTTTCCAACCAGCCTGAATCCGATGGTTCTTCATCCGGTAGGTGTTGACGATCATCTTGCACTGCTCGAGTGGGAAGTGGATCGGCTTGCCGCCCAGCGCACCTTTGGCGAAGGTGATCTGGAGCTTGGCTGGCCCCATCTGGAACCCGAGACCCAGTACGCAGACCTTCCCTACGAAACGCTCGGTTATGTCAGCTTTGGTGATGACACGGCCGTAGACGTGATCAGCAAAGTTACAGTACGCATCACGCCCAATGCCACGGTCAGCGTCCCTGAACGCCTGCATCAGGTCGTCCTGACCCCAGAGCCAGCCGTTCACACGGCACTCAATCTGACCTGAGTCCTGCACCGCGACCTTGTGGCCTTTGGCGGCCAGGATCGACAGGCGCAGCTCGCCGCCACGGGTCAGGTTCTGCATGTTCATCTTGTTCTGCCCGCCCCAGCGCCCAGTGTGCGCACGGTAGTAGGCATAGCCCACAGGCAGACACATGCCGTTCTTGCCTGCCTCCAGGAAGCGCTCAGCTCTCGTCACGTTGGTGGTGGACTTCACCGCGATGCGCACGTCGACCAGGGCCTGCAGCCGCTCCTGTTTGGCGACCATCAGTTTGACCTGATCTGGCTTCTCCAGGTCGAAGCCCCAGTCCTCGACCATGTTGGGCAGGTCAGTGAACTTGATATCGTCCTTGGCGAAGGCATAGATGTATTTCCTGGCCAAACCTTCTTCGCTCTCGCGTTCGTCCTTGTCCAGCTTCATCCAGGCCGGGCTGATCTTCATCGGCGGCTCGACGCCTTCAGCCCGCAGCAGCTCGGCGAACTTCTCGTTCGAGCCGATGACGCGCTTGATGATGAGCAGGTCGCGCTCAACACCGGTCAGGTCTTTCTCCTTGCCCTTGAGCAGCTTGGCACTCTCCCAGTCGGCAGGGTTGATCGCTGAGTACATCAGCTCCTGACGCCGGGACAGCTCACGCTCGAGTTCCTTCTCAACGCGTGGGATGTCGACCCTCAGCACCGGGCTGCAGAACATGCGGCAGGTGAGATCGATCAAGTCCATCTCATCGGCGGGCATTCTGGGCAGCATCAGCTTGAACACGCGCACCATTTCATCGACGTCGTTGGCACAGTAAACGCCGACCTCGTCAAAGAGTGCCTTGTTCCAATTCAGAACGCCCTTGGTTTTCTCGAGAGAGCCTTCGATCTTTCCGCCACCACCGTAAAAGACGCTAACTTCGTCAAGGCCAGCCCCAATGTCATTAGAGTGGAGCCCACGAGCCATAGACAAAGTGTCATAAAGATACGCAGGATGAATACCGTAGTGGTGAGACAGAATAAAACCATCGAACTGGGTGTTGTGACACAGCAGGCTATGCGTTGCCCAATTAATCTTGGCCAACTCCGCTCTGATTTTTGCAGCGGGAACGATTCGTGTTTTTCCATTGCCTACCTTGATGCCCATCATCTGGGCTTTGAACCGTGGATCACGAACGTACTCGCTCGTGGAGAGTTTCGACAGGGTGTAGTCCTGGTCCCAAAAAGTTTCAAAGTCAAGACTGACCAGGCGGGCCCAGTCGACTTTGTGCTGCGGGATTTCTGGGCGTTTGAAACCAGCACACGGTTGTGATGTCCTGGTTTGTTTTTTAAGTGCTGACGCCCAGCTCATCGGGCTGCTTCCTTCGCCTTGTCGATCGCCTCCAGCGCATCCATAGTGGACTTGATTGAGTGCAGAGCACCTATCCCTATCAGGAAACACGCAGGCGGTGGTTTGTCGCGGTCGGCGGTATTTATGACGTAGTCACACAGCCCGGCGATTATTTCCAGCAGGCTATGGATTGATGTGTTCAGTGTTACGACCTCTTCTTTTGTCAGTGGTCTGTCGATGCCTGGTACGCTCATGCTGGTTCCATCGCTTTCTTTTTGGTGGGTTTCGTAGGGGTTAAGGTTCCGAACAAGTCGAGCAAGTTCGTCATGCGTTCGTTCTTGCCGAGCATCAGTTCATAGACCTTCTCCTCAATCGTGCCCTTGGCCACGATGACGATGGTCTCTGTCTTCTGGGTCTGGCCCATGCGGTGCTGGCGCTTGCTGCCCTGCTTGAATACTTCCAGGTCATAGGTTGGGCAGGGCCAGATCGTGGCGGTGCCCTTCGTCAACGTCAGTCCGTGGGCAGCCGATTTAGGGTGCGCGAAAATCGTCTGATAAACACCAGCCTGATAGCCCTTGACGATCTCGTCGCGATCGCGGTCAGACGTGTTGCCGTCGATCACGGCGAAGGCGATCTTGCGCTTCGTAGCCTCGGCGACCAGAGCATCCCGCTGGTGTTTCCAGAAGAAAAAACACAGGCTGTGTTTGCGCTGCTCCACGAGGTCCAGGATCATCTCGTAACGCACGGTGTCCACCACGGAATACTTACCGGTGCCGTCATAGACTGCGCCGGAGCTGATCTGCAGCAGCTTGGTTGCCACGGCTGCCGCGTTGATCGCCAGCACGCTGGGTACAGGCGCCGTGCCCTTAAGCCGTGCTGTGACGCGGTCAGTTGTCAGCGTCAGCATCTGGGTCTGCTCCATCTCGAAGTAGGCCCGCATCTGCTTGGCCGACAACTCATAGTCCAGGCTGTAGGTGTGATTGGCCGGGATGTCTACGCAGTCCTCGAACTTGTGTCTAACCACGATGTCAGATAACAGGCCAAAGACTGCTTCCTCAGCGCCTTCCTTGTCAGCCCACCGAACGGCGTGGATGCTGCGCCCGACCTGGGTCGGCTGACACACGGCGTCGCGGAACTTGTAAAAGCTGTTACCCAGGCGCTTACCCTCGTCGAGGATGTACACCTGATGCCAGATATCGGTGATGGTGTTGCCGTTAGGCGTGCCTGTCATGCAGCAGCGGTACTTGAAGTATCTGGCGATCTTGGCCACGGCTTTTGACCGAAGAGATGTATGGTGCTTGTAGGCAGTTGACTCATCAACAACGAGTTCGCTGAACCGTTCGAAGAAGGCAGGCTTTTGTTCGGCGAGCCACTTGACGGCGTCCACATTTGTGACATAAACGTCCACGTCTGCGGCGAAGGCTTCGGCGCGATTGTTCGCGTCTGCGACAGATACCGTGAGCGCGGGGGCGAACTTGGCAATGTCGTTGACCCATACGCTGCGTAGCAAAGACCGGGGAGCCAGTACGAGTAAAGCCCCACCGTCGGCGCGTCGTCGTTTAGCGAATCCCATAATTCGCACAAACGTCTTTCCTGTTCCAGGGTCAGACACATCGAATACGACGGGGGTGGTGTCATTGTGTTTGATGGATGTTTTTTGGTGAGCGAATGGTTTGACTGTCAATTCAGTTCTCCAAAATTACTGATGGCCAGCGTTTCGTTGGACACAAAAATCCAGGCCTGTACCCAGACGCCGTCGTCTTGCCGTATGACTGGTGCTCCGTCGTCGACCTGAATCTCGCCTGTCTGCTGGTGAATATTTATTGCGGCTTCGCGCTCGCGTGCAGTGGATCGTGATTGGTTCATGTAGTGCTCCAAGAGGAAATTCCCGGCGTGTGCGTTACCTGGCCGGGGCAGGTTGCGAGGCCGAACTAGCGGTGAGGTCCTGGGGTAATGCGTCCACTAGCTCTCCCTGCCGACCAAGGACGCACCCCAGGTTTCAGCAAGTTATGACACCCCACGCATTTCGGGGAGCAGAGTTCTTTCATGCTTTTTTCTTTGCGCTGACTGTGCAGTGACCGGTGTCACCCCACGGGCACCATTGACAAGAAAAACGGTTGGGGTTGGCGGGAAAGTCTTTGCATGACGTTAATGCCATGCCCTGCGTGTGGAAACCACGCTTAAAACGAAGTGCCTGGTCTCTGGTGAAGTAGCGTTCAGTTGTGATGCCGTGGTCGATGTAATCATCGGCCACCCAGACTTCCTCAAGTTCAGGGAACCGGAGGAAAGTAGAGACGGCATAGAGGTTTAGCTGGTTCCCATGAGTAACTTCGTTGCCGAAGTGGCGGCCGGTTTTCCAGTCACGAACTAGGGCCTGGGTCGGGGACAGATGCACAAGGACATCTAGTTTCATACGGACCCAACCAGTGTCCCAATCAGCTACTTCCCAGTTTTCATCAAAGGCCCACTGGCCCTCCATCTCGACCATGCCTTCGGCGTAGAGGGTTCGCAACAAATCGATGTGAATACCGAAGTGTTTATCTGCCTCTGGGCAGAGCGCGTCGTGTTCACCGCGAACATACCCTTCGATGTTGTCGTGAATGCGGGTACCGCGATCGTTGCCGTGCTCATCTTTCCCTTTTGGTAAAGGTCTTTCCGGCTCCTCGACCTTGTCGATATGTTTGATCTTGTACGCTAGTTTGCAACGCGAAAAATCTTGCAATTTACTAAATGACCAGCTAATGGGTTTGGTGACGGTTTGTTTCATATCGTGCATGTCGTGTGAAATTGACGCTTAGCCGTTAAATACGCTGCATACGCAAGATGCGCTGTTGCGAAGGTGCCGAGGTTCTTTCGGGTAGAACCGATCTGAATACGCGCACGCCATGAACTTCCGTGGGGAGTTACCCCTATGAGTCCTGTAGTGCTATCGCTGCGAGCAAAGCGTTTGTTCTGACAGTTCTCTGCGAGGGTCACATCGCGGAGATTCACGATGCGGTTGTCAGCGCGGTTCCCGTTGATGTGATCAATACAGTGAGTAGGGAGAACACCATGCACGTAAAGCCACGCCATCCGATGCGCGGCGTGTAGTTTGCCGTCTATGAACAATTGCAGGTGCCCGCTTGTCGATACGTGCCCGGAGAGTTTTCCTGTCCGCAAGCGTTTTCCGTTTGAGATTTTCCGCGTAAACACCCCGGTCTCAGGGTCATAGTCGAACAGCTCTCTAAGTCTGCTCTGCGTTAGAATTGGTTTGCTCACGACGCTTGTCCTTCATTGACAAAGTTGTTTGAAGTGGCCCTCGGGAGCCGGGAATCTTCCGAGGTCTGCGCCTTCATTCTAACTTAGATATTAGATTATCGCGCCGTCTTCATCGAACACGCAATCACTTTCTGACAGCCGCTCGTCCACATACTCGTCGGAGCACAGGTAGTCATACCCGTCCTCAAGACGCTTGTAAATCCAGTCAGCGAAATCATCCATGAGATGCCTGAAATCTTCTTCGTCCGGTTCGCCGACCTCGTCGATACCCCAGTCGTAAATCTCAGTTCTGATGTTGTTGCCGTTACCTGAATAGATCGAGCCCCGAAAATACTCATGCCCGTTCAGCCGTTGTGTCAGCTGCATCAGTGACAGTTCCTTCGCGATGCGCAGCAGTTCCTCGTCGGTAGTTTCCTGCTCGATGTCTTTCACAGCGTTGGGGGCAAACCTGTAGTCACCGTCGAAGTACGCTCCGTCGCCTTGCGAACAGAACCCGCTGAACCAGATATTGGTGGTCTGGTACGTGGTGCCCGGCTTGCGCCCTGGATGTGTGGTCGTCCCGATCTCAATGCCGAGCAGCCTGGCCATGTGGACCGCATCGTCATAGACGACGTCCCACCAGTCATAGCCCGGATAGTCACCGGACGTGTAGTTCTCGCGTGCTCTTTCCTTTGCACGCTCGGAGAGTTCGTCAAACTTGAACTCAGTCTTTTCTTCGATGTCCGTCATGATGTCAGTCTCAGTGTGACGTTGCGCATGGTCGCTTCGTCGTTGATTGATTTGGTGATAAAGGCAACCTCCTCGGGTGTGAAGTGGAGGTACAGCGCCCACGAAATCACCGGCGCCACCCCTGCATACGAACTCTTATCACCGTAGTATTGGAGGATGCGCAGATGGCCGACGAGCATCGAGCCGACCTTGATGTCAAACCGGTGCGGTGGGGAATACACCCGGTGGTAGGTCAGCTCGATCATGTCAGTACGGCGGACAAGGGGTATTCTCTGCCATAAGGTACTTCAAGATGTACGGTGCGGTTGAGGGAAACGAGGCCGTAGGGCTCGTCCCCCCAGAAGTCGGTCTCGAGGTCATCGTCGTCTTCCCCGATGCGGACAAACGCGCCGTCGAACAGCCTTCGCTCGTCCGCGTTTTCTTCGTCTTTGAACTTTTCGTAGATCGCCTTTAGTGCGTCGACGTCGTCATAGCCGTCATACCACTTGACGCTTTCCTCGTAGAACGACAGCGTCAGCCATCCTTCATGTTCGGAAGCTGAAAGTTCATCCAGTGCCGCTTTTGTGGCTGCTGACCCTTCCAGGCGGAGCGTCATCAACACAGGGATAACGTCTTCTTTTTTGCCGCGAATGGCAAACGCTACTTGGCTCCGATAACCCATGATCTACCTCGTTAAATTTCAATCGGAATCGTCTCGCCAAAAGGCGCAACGACATCCGTCGTGCAGCACCACAGGACCGGATAGTCCGGTGCATTCGGGAACGAGCCGTAGCCGTCCGTGAGGTACACAAAACACACCGGTGTGATGTTGTTCTCGGCCACGTGCTGGAACGGTGGGGCGAAGGCCGTGCCGCCACCACCGTGGAGCTTGAAGTGCAGCTCGTCGTTCGGGCCGAACTCGTCTACGTGATTGACTTCTGAGTCACAGTAGATCACCGTGGTCTTGCTCGGCCGACTGGTCTGCACGATGGCCTTGATCTCGCTGCCGAAGGCGTTGAGCGTGGCCTGGTCGATAGAGCCGGAAGTGTCGATCGCAACCACGATCTCACCCATGTTTTCGCTGTGCAGCGTAGGCAGATAAAAGCCCTGACCCAGGAAGCGCTTATTCGGCCGCTGCCAGCTGTAGTCGTTCTTGCTCGTCTCGGCGATGAAGCGCTGCAGCATCGAGCGCCAGTCGACCTTCGGGTTTGTCAGCTCGTCGATGAACCGGGACAGCTTGCCAGGCAGCTTGCCCATGGCCTGCGCAGCCTGCGCTGCCTGAACGGTGGCAATCTTCCAGTCGACGTTGACCATGGTGGTATCGTCGACGTCGCCGTCCATACATTCATCCAGCGGATCACCTAGACCTGGAACTTTACCGCTACCATCAATCGGGGGCAGCATCTCATATACGTGGTCTGTGGTCATGCCGGCGTAGGCCTTGTTGTGCAGCCAGCCCTTGATGGGTGTGAACCCGGAGTCCAGCAGCACGTCGTTGATCACGAAGTCGCCGGCCTGGTTCCAGCGGCGTGGTTCGCGATCGCCACGACGGCCAATGTGTTCGTACACGCAGTGCATCACCTCGTGGCCGAGGACGGTCTTTGTCTCGTCATAGGACAGGCCAGCGACGAACTCGGGGTTGTAAAAGATGTGCTTGCCGTCCACGGCCAGCGTAGGGATTTGCGCCGTCTCGACCAGCTGCAGGCGCAGGGCCAGCATGCCGAAGAACGGCGCGTCAAGGATCAGTCCGGTACGTGCCCTGGTGAGTTGAGTGGTGACTTCGTTGTTCATTTTGTAAACGCCTCTGGTAAGTTGCCTATGTCCTGATAGGCAGAACTAAGCAAGGACTGTGCTTTTTCGATCTTGGATTGGATTTGCTGCAATCCTTGTGTTTCTGGTTCCGACAAGAGCGGGTGAGCGAGCAGATGTGCTTCTACGATTTCGACGACCATGTTTGTGCGGTCCAGTAACTCATGTATGGAGTAGTTCATGCGAACTCCTTGGGTAATCTGTCATGTGATACAGGTGCCTTGTAGCGGGCACCAGCGGCTTCGTAGAAGGCCTGGCGTATTTCGTGAGGCGGGCCATAAGAGTGAGCAAGCAACGGGAAGTTCTCAGGGTTTTGTATTAACTCGTGAGCATGGATAACATTCCCGGAACCTGGTGGTAAAAAGAGCGAGAAATTCGCCCGGGGAATACCACCCAGCCGCGCGGTCAGCTTGTACCAGTCTGCGTAGGGCCTGAGCATCTTCTGCACCTCGGCGCCTTTCTTGCGGTCGTAGACCCACTGCAGAAGCTCAGCCGGTGGATTCGTCAGCCGCCAGTTACCTTTCTCGGTCGGTACCAGGAGCAGCGGCTTGTCGCCCTCTGCGTAGTAGCGCATGCCGTCGTCGGTGCGTACCCGCCAGAACATCCGGCCTTTGTGGGACAGTGCGTCACACCCTTGCGGCGAGACACAGTCCGCAAACATGACACTCGATGATGTGTCGTATGTCCTCAGCGAGACACTACCGTTGTCGTGATAAGTCACCAGCGCCGTGTCGTACAGGACACATGCGTAGCTGCACCCGTTGGCGTGCCGCACTAGGCGCTTGTGAAATTCGTGCCTACCTGACAGCTGCCGCCAGCTTAGTTGGTTCTTCCATTCCGGCTGACTTTCCCAGTGCTTCTTCGCTTGTTCGAAGGAACGAATGCGCTCCACGTTCCGTGTGCTGATGCTCCAGACCATTATGGGATCCTCTGCAAAATTTCTTGTGCCGCATGTGCCACGCGTCCGCGCAGCGCAGGGTTACGGCGCAGGGCGTCTGGTGGCTCAATCAGCTGGGTGCGCATGTCGTGCTCCAGCTGAGTGATCAGCGGGTCGTTTGTGATGTTCAGACCATTGAGCACGGTGCACAGGTCTTCTGCGTTCGTGATCAACGTGTCCTTGAAGATCGCATCAGGGATGCTCAATCTTTCATAGATTTTCGATACCACGTCGCGCACACGGGCGAAGGTGGCCTTCACGGCAGCCTCCTGCTTGGCGTGTACAGACTGGGTGATCGAGCTGCGGATTTCTTCAGCGTCCTCTGCGTTCACCTCGACCCGAAAGTCGTTGGCCGCAGGGATTGGTGAAAAGTCCACCGCTAGATCAAACCTGGCTGCCATCTCACTGACGTCCGGGTAGTCATCAGGGTCGTACATCGTGCCCAGGCGCTGGCGTGCCGCCTGGACGGCTGCCGGGTAGTTGTTCACGAAGTCTGTCGTCAGCTTGGCAAAGTCAACCTTGGCCTTGCGCATGTATGCGGTGTAGTCCATGAACAGCTTGGACGGCAGCAGGCGCTGGCCGTTGTCACTCCAGGCCAGTGTCAGCTCGTAGTGTTTGGTACGGACTTCGCCGGTGAACTTTGTGTGCGGGGTCAGCAGCGCCTTGTCGACGAGGTCTTTGTTGAAGCGCCCGGCGTTGTGAGCACCGTGGGCGGTCTCGACCTCGGCCGTCACTTTCTTGTCCTGCTTCTTGTTGGGCCAGCACTTAATGCTCAGCTGGACCAGCATGGCCTTTTCTTGAATGCTCATTTTCTTCGTCCTTAAGGAGTTCATTGATGTCGCCGACACAGCGGTTACAGATGTAGTTGCCACGGCTGTGGATGAGGGCCACGACCTCGGTTTCTGGCACACCGCAGAATGTGCATTCGTGGGCTAGCCGGTTTGAGGGGTTCAATTCCCTAGTCGCCATGTTGATTTCTCATTTATTAGTTTCTGCAGCCCATGAATGTTCGCGCGGGTGCGGGCGGTAAGATGGTCGACCTTGCACCCGAGCAGACGGGCATGAACGATCTTGGCGGCGTGAAGCTCGTGCTGAGCCTTACGCCGCCGTTGCCGGGGGTTTAGCTTTTGTTCCATGGAAGGTGCCGGTCTGTGTACCGCTCCCTCAGACGATCCCGGGCCTGAGCCCAGGTCGCGTATGCCCGGTTGTACATGTCCCGGGCCAGAAGAATCTGATCGACGGCCGAGTCAGGATGGCGGTTCAGCTCAAGAACCCTCTGGCCCATCTTGTCTAGGTTCTCGACCACTTTCTTGTAGAGCGCGATGTGCGCAGAGGTGACCTTTTTCACAGCAGCACCGACTGGTTCTTGATTCCCCAGTTCATGTATGCCTTCGTGCCGGTCAGCTTGGAGTCGCGGCGAATAGCTGACCTCACAAACACCACCTGGAATTCCACCGGCATCCGGTCGGTGTATTTCATGATGCGCTCGAGGTTCGCTGTCGTGGCCTTGGCATCCAGCGCGGTGACCATGGCATACATGGCAGCCGGAGATGACGGAATCTTTGTACCGTCCGGGTCGAGCAGCACCTGGTCAATCGTGGGCAGGTCCTTGATCTGGCGCACGAAGCCGGAGAACTCAGCCGCTGCGCCTTCACCGACCGTGCCCTTGACCAGCTCGTACTCGTCGTCGGCGCTGTGGTTGTCCTTGTAAATATCGTTGACGAATGCCCAGCTGCGCGGTGACGGGAAGGCCCGGGGGTTCGAGGCTGAGTCGAAGCTGTGCAGCAGGTTGGGGCGGAAGCGGATGAACGCCCGCAGGTCCGTGTGGATGTCGTTGTCCATGGCCCAGTGGCTCCAGTCGTCGACATTGATGTCGAAGTCGAGATGGACGAAGCGATTGGCCAGCGCAGCAGGCATGGCATGAACCACAGAGCGGTCAGAGGTGCGGTTGCCCGCAGCCATCACAGACCAGCCGTCGGGCAGCTTGTACTCACCGATCTTGCGGTTGAGAACGAGTTGATAGGCAGCGGCCTGGACGGACTGAGGGGCGCTGTTCATCTCGTCCAGGAACAAGAGGCCCTTGCCTTTCTTCGGCAGGAAGTCGGCCGGCAGCCAGGACATTTGTTTCTTGACAGTGTCGATCGTCGGGAAGCCCTTGAGGTCGATCGGGTCGAGGAGGGACAGGCGCACGTCACGCAGCTCGAGCTTGTGATCTTCGGCGATCTGTTTGATGACATCAGATTTACCGACGCCGGGTGCGCCCCAGAGAAACACTGGGCGCTGTTTGGCGATGAGCTTGGGTAGTGCGGCGCGGATGGAAGAAGGTTTCATGGTTTAGGCCCCTTGGCAAATAAGCAGTTGTTCAGTACGAAATGCTTGGCTGAGTTGTCTGCCCTTCCAGGGCATGTCGACTTGCCAAAGTTCGTCGTTGAGTTGTTTGGTGATGACACCATAGGAGTAGGCAGCGGGTGTGACCCGCATCTGGGCTAAAACTTTTGCGCCGATTTCGTAGTGGTAGGTCATAGGGTTCCCCTGAGATAGCGCCAGCCCAATCGGGGGCCGCTGTAATAAAACAACTTGCCGTACCAGGCCTGAAATTGGCCCATCGGATGGGCAAGTCTTACCTCATCCGGGATGTACAGTCGATGGCTGTGGGTGGTCATTTCAGTCCCCTTCGTTCCATTTCAGATTTAGCGATGGCGGCGTAGGAGCTGCGTCTGGCGAGCACCTCCCTTGCGTAGACGTTTCGGAGTTGTGAATCCGTGGCGTACTTGCAAAACGCTCGGAATTCAACTTGGGCTTGGGTCATTTGCGACTCCTGTAGTTTTCGATGAACCCTTGGACGTGCGCCATCAGACGCTCCCTCGGGGTTGCTGCTGCGTGCAGGCCTCCTTGTGGGTGCAGGGGTAGCGCGTCATCAGGATCACGTCTCCGGTTGCGATCACAATCGCCACAACGGCTCACCCATGTGCGTCGGGCTGTGCTGTTCATGGATGGCGTTCATTGCGCTGCGGTACTCGCCGATCAAGTTCATAGCCCTGTTCCAGTTGGCGTTTCGGTCGGCCAGCACGCATTCAAGTTCAAGGGCTAGGGGGTGGGCAAACCGGTGGGCAACTTCGTCCATTTCCTCTATGTCCAGCATGTCGTCGATGTAGTTGTCCAGCGCCTCTTTATAGGCGTGGTGTTCTTCCCGACCGCCTGCTGTGCGGTATCGCTCGATGGCTTTCCAGAGCATGATTTTTCTGGCTTCTTTTTGTGTCATCTTGTACTCCTAAAGTTTCGGCATAACAGGTCAATCAAGGCCGACCTGCGGCGGCTTATTTCTGCGTTATGCCGCATCTACGCCAAGCCCGCGCTCTCCGCGGCGGTGACAGTGCGGCCTGTCTGCGTTGTCTTCGGCCATCGCTTGCATCAGATTGCGCAGCGCAGCGAGTGTCTTTGGGCTTTTGCCGCCGCTGGTACAAAACTCAACACCAACCATGATGCCGCCGTGGTCGCCTTCCGGGTCTTCGACAATGGCAACAAGCATGTCGCCGTCATCCTGCTGCAACACCCGCAGCCTCCCGCGTGGGCTCATGTCTTCAAATCGTTCTGCTTGTCGCATTTCGTGCCCCTATCGCAGCAATGCTGCATAACATTTCACTCATGGCGGACGTGCTACGCCCGCCGCATACTTCAAGCGTTATCTGGCAGCTTCGCCAGTGCTTGCTCTACTTGGCTAATGCCATGCACATCGCGCACATGCTGCCAAAGCCCTCGCTCTTTTGGCTTAGCGTCACAGTGTGGGCACTTCACCCGCTTGTAAACGGGCTTTGCATGGCTGCGTTTCGGCTCATCGTCGTACTCACCGATGTCAAACCCGTGGCGGCTCCTGATTTCTTGGCGCATCGCGTCGTGTGCGTATTCACCCATGTCAATCTCCTGTGTTTGTTCCAGCCCGATAACCGGGCAATCAACCGGACAAGCCGGTTATTTCTGCGTTATGCCGCATCCCCGTAAAGGTCAGGGCGCGACTCCCGAAGCCTGTTCTCCACAAGCGACGGAAAAAGGTGTA